GCCGCAGCAAGATAATGAAAGGCGTTAGCTATATCAAATGATTTATTCCAAATCTGCGTGAACTTAAAATTAGAAGGATTCCTCAATATTGCTGTGGCATTGTTGAGCTTTATAAGATCCGGCCCGACACCGTTATTGCTAAATATTCGCTCAAACTCTTGGTTACTCCATGCGCCACCATCAATAAGCAAAAACGCATCTGTAACAGTCCCTGAAACAATTACATTTTCCCATACTCCGCCCCGCTTGAAGTTTTCGCTTGAATTTGTTAATTTTATTAAATAAGCAGAGCTGGCCGTGGCAGTCATCGTGTTCATGCCAAAGTCTATATTTATGTTTTCTTTATCCGTAATTAGAATATCGCCAAACGTACTATTAGTCGAGAATCTAACCGAGCCGCCACCTACTCCAATGTAATCAAAAACCGCCTGAACTGCCCCGCTACTTTCGCCATCTATCGCGCCAAATGTAACTGGATCAATTATTTCGTCTACCCTAAGAACCAAACTGAGGGTAGCAACACCAGTGCATTGGACTATATTGTAAGTGTTTTCTGTTACTCCTGAACTTAAAACCACGTCCCACGTTGCGCCGCCGCCTCCGCCAGATGTGCGTTCTGCTAGGTTTAATGCGTCGCCATCCACTAGATTAGTGTCAGCCACTGCCTCCGCAAGTGTTGCAAAGTTTTTGGTGAATGCGTTTTCTCCTACTGTTACAAACTCATCAACAGATCCAGTGTTTTTCTGTACGGCATTTTTATCCGTCAATACCCAATCGTAAGCGCCTGAAATATATATGGATGGGAACACCCCCAACGCATCAGCAACAACGGGATTAGCATGTTCTGTGGTAGCCGATGCTGTGGTGTATGTGTCCTTTCTAGTTCCTGAACCGACTACATAAAAGTTTAGTAGTGCGCCGTCAGCGGGCTGAAGCCCTGATCCAATATCCAAAAAGGGTGGGCTTAGTAAGCTTGCCATTAGTTTTCTTCTCCGCTTGCTGAAACTGCTAAACCACCAGCACCAAGTGCCAAGGGTGTTCTTATTTGTGAGCCAATCGTTTTAGTTGCTATGTTTTGCGCTTTTGACCTTACCGCCATTCTTCCAGCCGAATCTATATCTATAAAACCAAATACGGCCCCGATTATAGGCATATCTTTTAACTTTTTCTCTAATGCCATAATAGCTTTAGCACTAGGGCCAAAACCTTTTTGCGTCATCTTTCTTGGCTCTCTCATTTGAGCAACCTTTTTCAAGTTGGTTAAAAAGCCAATCTCTTCAGGTGAAAACAACACTTTCATTTTATTCATTCCGATAGAATCAATAGCCTTTTCAATCTTATCTCTACTTAAACTTTGAAAGCCGTTAGCGTCTTCAGGGCCGATGAATGACTTCTCTTTTATCTTCTGTAATACATCAGCCCGCAAATCATTCCATGCAGCTTTTCCATGCCCTTCTGTTGAAATGTAATCTTTAAGTTGAGCCAGGTCTGTATCACGCCATGACTTCCCAAAGACCACGTTATCAGTAAATCTATCTGGGGCCACACTGTCTTTATTCTCAAGCACGTCACGAACAAGGTTTTTTGTTCTCGAATCAAACTTTGAAACCTTAGCTCTAGTTAAATCACTTTCAAACCTATGTTTTGCTTTCCTTGCCGAAAGAAATAAATCATCACCAGCCGCTTTGAATACATCGTCATCTAGAGAGCTTTTTAACTCTCTCAATACGCTATTCACTGGATCGCCACCAGACTTGCTAGTATCGTAAAGCTGGTTAATTAGCTGCCTTACTTGAGTCTCAGTTTCTTCTACGCCTAAACGGCCAGTTGGTTTGAATTTCTTATCAATCAATCCTTTTTGCTTAAGGGTATCAAAAACTGCACTAATATTACCACCAGCTCTTTGGTTTAATGGCGCCAATTCTTTTAGCTTTTTAGATAGCTCTGTAAATCGAACAACCTTTTCTCCGCTTGTGTTTGACCTTGCCCGCTTGTATAGAGTGCTTATTTCATCATCCAAGACATTAGCTTTTTGAACTAATGAGTCAGCGATACTTGAGGTTGGCAGATTTACATCACCGCCAGTTGCTTCTATAGCATCATTGAATCTAGTCGATAAAACTCTATCTTGAGCTGCTATTCTTTTCTCTACGCGGCCAGAACTTTTTAGCGCTTCCTGTTGAATAGAAAAGTCGTCTACAGCCCTTGTTATTTGCGCCCTAGTTGGAGCCGCTTCACCTGTAAGCCCTTGCGATTCTAGAAAAGCTTTCCTTGCCGCTTGCTCTGGATCAATAGCTCCAACTTTCATCTCTTTTACAGCGTCATCTACTAAATCAGAAAACTCTACTCCTTCTTTCTTTAATGCTTTTATAAGTTCTTGTGAAGGTTTGCCAGCCGCATCTATTACCGCCCCATCTGGAGCTTTACCTAATACCCGCCGTACGATTTTACCGCCAAGGCGACCAATGATAGGCAGCCCCAACTCAAGAGCACCTGCAGCACTACCACCGACGCCCGCTGAAAATATTTGCTCACCTATATCTCTCCCTTGTCCGCGTGAAATTGTAGCGCCTTCTGTAGCGCCTAATGCTGTTGTCGCCGCAACTCTTAATGGAGTGCTTGCTATTAATCCCGCCCCCATACCAAGAGGAACAAAAGGGGCTGCTTGCCCTGCAACTTCTCCAATAGTTGTTGCTGTTGGGTTTAGTGTTTCTAGTTCTTTGAATGCTTGCTGCTCAGTTTGGTCGGGCTGATCCATTATACCAACACCACGACCAACATCAGAAAAACCTTTCCCTAGTGCAATAAATCCAGCCTCAGCAGGGCTAATTGACTCAAGTAATGCCCTACGCTCTACCGGCAAAGATGATAAAAACGCTTCCCGCTCGTTTTGTTTCTCTGTCGCTAACTTCTGACCTTTAACAGATCGACCTCCGGCCTGAACTCTTTGTGGCGACTCTACTACTGGAGCTTGTTCTGGTTGAGCTTCAATTTCAATTGGCAACGCTTTCTTGGCTGCATTCTTCCTAGCCCTTGCTTCTGCTAAAAGTCCAACTGATTGATTAGAGTCAACACTGCCAGAATTTTTAACTTCTGTCTTTGCTCTTGCTTCTGCTAATAAGCCCATTATTCAATCCCTAACTCAGCTTTTACATCTTCAGGTGTTATGCCTTCAGCCGCTGCCTCTGCATAGATTTCCGCAATAGTTATTGTTCTGTCTAATATTGTTGATCTTACAGTTTTTCGCCATTCCTTATTCATACCTTTAGACGTTGATTTCTCAGATATAAAGTCAGCTTTAAACTGGTTATATCCTGCATCAAATCTAGCCATTTTAGCCGCACCACGTAAGAACGATGCTATTTGAGAAGCAGGAGCGTTTTCTGGCGGTACACCTTTGAAGGCTTGTTCCATATCTTTGTCAGTTGCTGGCCCTGGCGGTAGATTCTTAAGACCTTCACTTAGCCTAACAGAATTAAACCTTCGTCTAAGTTCAGTGACATCGTCTTGATTACCAAGCAAAGCCTTAAAAGTTTCTGATGTGCTAGACTGTATGCCGCCAGATATAGATGCAGCTTCTACTTGCTTTGCCAGAATATCAAACTCTGTTGAATTCCTTTGAGCTTCAACCACTCGATCTTGTGAGTCAATTAGTGCTTTTTCTAGCCCTGCCGAAAGTTTCGTAGATTGTCTTTGCTCTATCTGCTTTTTAAGCTCAAATTCTTGACGCTTTAGATCATCAGATTCTGGATTTAGCTCAATCTCTTTGCGTATTTTATCTATTTTAGCCTGATCTAATGGGCTTATAGGCTTTTCAGATCCCAATAACTCTGTCTCTCTTTCGACTTGAGCGGTTTTTGCTTGCTCTAGTGCGCTTGGGCCTTCTTTCTGCGTGATAAACGACTGAGTACCTGCAATGGCTTCATCTAAACTAGCATCATCTAATGGCTCTTGAGCAAATACGCCTGCATCAATATTAAACTTAGCTAGCTCTGGAGCTTGTTTTTGTAAGAAGGCTTGACGCTGTTCTGGTGGTACGCTTTTCATAGATGTAGCAAGCTTATTCAACACCGTGGCGCGAATAGTAGACTGCTCTTGATCAAACTTGGTCGTGTTTCTTTCGCCTATCGCCTCGTTCTGCTTACCTATCTGAAACTGGTTAGCAATCTGCTGGCCTTGTTGGATTCCTGAACCCAAACGAGAGAAGTCTGTACCAAGCTGAAACTGGTTTGCTGTTTGTAAAGTCATTATGCTCTCCCTAAATATCCGCCAAGTGCCATACCACCAAGACCTAGAAGATCACTTCTAAACTGCCCTTCTGCTTGCTGTCCTCCAAGTATACCAGATGCGCGAGCTTGTGAACCAGCTACGTTTAAGTTCGCTATATTACCCGCTGATTGTGCTCCAAACTGACCTAAACTATTAGTTGCGTTCTGACCTTGCCCTGCTATCTGGCCTAAGCGCCCGAATTGATTGTTGAAGTCTTGCTGTGCAAAGCCTGCGCCCTGCTCAACCAATGCAGATCTAACATTGCCACCACCTAAGCCACCGATAGCAGATGAGTTTCTAAGTAGATTCTTTTGCGCTCGATCACGCATGAACTTCTGTCCAGGTGACTCGTTAAAGGCTGCAAATGCTTCTTGCTGAGCTTCTTGACCGCCTAGACCTAGTAAGGCTTGCTGTTGACCTAAAGCACCAACACCGGCTTCCTGAAAGGGTTTAAGATTAGCTTGAGTAACATCAAACTGCCTGCGCTGCTCTGCAATGCCAGCCTCTGCGCCTTGTGCCTGAATCCCTGCCGCCTTATTTGCTGCATCTTGTGCCGCTTCAACGCCTGTTATGTCATCAATTAGGCCAAAAGAACTGACCTCAACTACTTTGTTTATGATACCGCTCATGCTTTTAACTCCTTTAGAGTTATGCCTAACAAAATTCGATCTACTGGCCCGCTTTCCGTCAAATAACTGTCACGGTCTACGCCTTCTCTGGTCATTCCTGCTCGATCAGCCGCTTCTAATGCCCCCTTGCATGTTTCTGGAATGATCACGTTTAACTTAACTATTGGACTAGGCTTTGATTTAAACCAATCAAAGAACTCCTGAACCATCACATCATATAAGTGCTTAAATTCTCGCAATATATAAGGGTGAAACATAGCCATCGCCCCAGTTTCAATATGAAAACTAATCAACCCGGCATATTCTTCTTTGGTTGAATATAACAGCCAAGCGCTTCTACTCGTTGTTTCAAAGTCAGGATCTTCAGCGCCATACTCGGCAGCGTATCGTCTGACTTCTGGCAATGTCATAAACATCTTAACTAAGTTCATGTCTAAGCATTGAGTTATCACAGCGCATCACCCGTAACATAAAAAGATATTCCGCCAATCTGCGAGCTTTCCATTCTTAACGAACCTCCAGGCGGTATAAGCTGCCCTACAATCGACGGGCCTAAATCGAATCTATCCCTAACAACTGTAGTCTGTGGAATAATTGCAGACTGAACAGCGCCCGATGAATCATAAATATACGCTTTATAGTCTACGCTTGATGTTAGGGCGTTCGTTGCCGTAAAAGCATTTATCCTTACACCGCTTCCTGAAATTATGGCAGTGTAAAAAGACTGAACCGTATCAGCCGCTGTATTGCCTGCATTAAAAACCAGTACATCTTCAGCCATTATCTAGCCTCAACTGTAAAGTATGAACTTAGCTCTGCTGTAATGTTATTTGTTGCATTTACATTTCCAGCCTGAAGTTTAACATAGTCGTTCTCTGCCAAAGTTATATGGTCATCTAAAACAAAATAAGCAACATCTCTAGAGCCTACTAGATTATTTATAACGCGCCTAATAGTTTTTCCATCTACAAATGAAGAGGTTGCCGCTCTATATATTCTTATTTTTATATCAACTTCATCGTTTGCCGTACATACGACCACTAGCTGACCAGTAACTGTATATTCTCTAGGGGAATCGCCTAAATGTCTAAGTTGGCCATCAGCAGGTTCATCAAAATGTTGTAAGTCTGTCGCAGTATATGTGCCTGCAAGATCAACAAAAGCTGTCGGGTCTGATGTCAATGAAGTTGTAATGACTGTCGCTGTTTCAGTTGTTATTGTTAGCTCTCCGCCCTCGAAAGTGTTTGGCAATCCTGTATTGTTTCTCCACCGACTTTTTAAATCAGACTTTGCAATATTTGGCGTTAGGTTTGAATCACTCGCGTCTGAAACTCCAGCTCTAGTAACTATGCACCCGTCAAGCTGAATGGTAGAAGGGTTGGTAAAATTAGCTGTCGCAAAGTCAAAAAATGAAGCACTTGCGGGCAAATCTATATTCTGGTTTGATCTGAATCTTGAGGTCATAACGAAACTGCCGCCAGCCTTGAATAATGTATAAGCGCCATCGTCTAAGCTTCTAACTATAGATGATTCAATAAAATACCCACCAAGCCAAGTTCCAGCAAGTGTTAGCTCTGGTTTGCCGCCAAATCTACCTGTCCCAGACTCCAACCCTTGACGATAACCGTTAATGGTTCCCAATGAAGTACAATCGTTATAGTTTATTCTTGCGAACTCAAAAGCATTGAAGCCGGTAGCGTCTGTTAAGTCATATACTTGCGAGCTTGTGCCTGAAACGCTTATTGCATAATCCTTGCCTAAAATATCGCCAGAACCCCCAACAGGTGAAACGAACATAGTATAACTACTTGCTGTTGAGACTAATTGAGATACATTAAAGTTATAGCCTGTTAAGTTCAACCCACCAGCAGGAACTGATATAGACTGAGAACCCATATCAACAATCCCATCTATGAAATATTGTTTTGTGCTGTCTAGTGTTCCGGCCAAATCTGAAGCTTGTTTAACAACAACTAAAGTGTCAAGAATCTCACCATATAGCTCTGTCATCATGGAATTTATCTTAGTTCCACCCGCTCGCCATGTGTCGCCCGTTCTGTCATTTGCGACTGTGCCAAGGTTTAATAAATCAATAGCCATCTTTACGCCTCAGTTTGATCGAATGAATGCCTGTCTGTATCCCAAGTAAAGCCTGTGTCATCCCATGTCAAAGGGTTGCCGCTTCCTACTTGCTGCTGTAATGCTTTTAATTGTGCTCTTAATGCTGAATTATCTGAAACTGTGCTAACTGCTGTTGCGCTCGTATTTGTCTGCCTAGTTAACGCCTCAAGATATTCAATAAATCTTTGTGTTGGTTGCCCGTCCTTGGTTAGAAACTCACCTCTTCGTGGAGGTATTAAATCAGCCATTATTGAGAACCCAATTGTGGCGTAGCTGCCAATCTGATCACGTTAGCGCGTACTTTGTCAGTTACCACTAGCTTGATCATTCTAGACACAGGAAAGCGCCCTTGCTGCCTCCAAATCGATCTATGGCCGTACTCGCCTATCTTGCCAATAGATCGCCTGAACTCATCGCTAAACGTCCTACCACCGTCATCACTAAAGCTCATTCTAATTTGAGGGTCTGAACCTTGGCCAACTGTTAAGCCTACGCCGCTTTGAAGTGTCGCTTCAAATTCACCAGCAAACAAAGCCATTCCATTCTCACTAAATGGCGCTGTAGTAGATGATCTGAATATCTCATCCCCGTAATAATCAAGGGTGTCAGTGTCAATTTCGCCAATAATGCCGGTCGATTGATCGCCTACTAATAACTTGCCGTAGGCTTGTACGATTGATTGCACTCTCCAACGGTTATCATATACGCCAGTTTGAAGCTCAAACCAGATATTGCCTTGCATATAAGCTGAGGCTGTAGCGTTATAGACAAACGTTCTCGAAGGTATGCGAGTAGATTCAAACGTAAACAAGGCTAAGAACTGCCCATGCCTAGCAAATGTTATTGAGAAAGATGCTTCTATTTCTGCCTTGGTAAATCTTTGGATTTCTTTATCAATAGCATCTGAGCTAATCTTCTGCGCACTTGCGCTGCCCGT